AAGCGTTTTACCCGATAAACGGCAACGTCGACAGGAAAAACGAAACGTTTTCCAGCTTTATTTATCCAGCTATTCAAATATCCATCAGACGACTTAACAGGGCTTCAATAAGCGCGAACAGCAATTTAAATGAAGTCATTTTATCGATAGCAACTGTATACACACATCCTGTAAACAATTAGGTTACCCTTCCCGTTACCTTTTAGGTTACTTCCAATTAGTGTTGCGCATTTTAACTTAATGAAATGCCAATAAGGCAAACCATGTATTGCGTGCAAAAGTGAAATCCATTCAAGACGCATCGATATTCACAAATAACATCAGCTGAAACCCCGGTGTGAACGTCATCTTCACAGTTATTCACTTTACCTTCCTGTATCGACAAACATTTTGGCAGTGAGCAAGAGCCAAACTACACAATGTGTAAATTGACATCGACAATCAATGCGGTATATATTTGCTGTCTCGAAGAACGAGACAAATGCAAAGGGCTAAAATTATGCAACATAAAAAAGAAACAGTGCTAAGAAGACGCGAAGTAGCCACGCTGGTACAGACAGCTAAAAACTTTTTCCCCTTAACTCAACCGGACCCCCATGTAAAAAGTTAAAAGAACTGGTATCTTCTCTCCAATTCAATTACCACTTGTGCTTAACGATCCCCCGCCAACAGGATCATAATGCTGACCACGTAAACCGTTGACAGTTGAAATTTATTGATAACAAATTGTATCTCGGATTTTCCGAGATGGTGCATGCTATTGCCAACGCCACGGGCAAAGAGCAGGAAAAAATAGAGTTGTATTTGCGAAAAGCAAAAAGCACGGGCACCAAATGCTGGACATTCTTAAACGATCCTGACGATCGCCGCAGGGTATTGGTTCAATACGAAGCGTTGAAAGAGGAATATAAGCAAATGGTGAAGGAAATATTCGGTAACCCGTATGATCACCTGGCAAAGGAACCCATTTTAAAAATGGTGCATCCCGATCAAAAAGCCGAAGCCTTCTTTCTTTCCTATTCATATGGCGATAACCGGTTTTTGCCAACAGAGCATGTAATACAGTATGTAAAAGCGGCCAGCTGGTTAAATATGCTGAATGAGATCAACCGCAACAAAAAGGTCATCAAAAAGCAGCTGAACCTTAGCCTCGATCAGTTCTGGGCGCATGTAGGCAACCTTATTAAGTCGGAAGGGATCGATCTGCCTGCCAGCTATCAGCGGTTACGTAATAAAATGGCAGAATATCAGGAGAAAGGATATGCCTGTTTAATTGACTGGCGATTCGGTAATTCACTGGCCAAGAAAATTGACGATGAGGTTTTGAAGAAGTTGCTCGAACATCCCAATCAATACGACGATGTAATGATCTGTTATCTGTATAACAACTGGGCCAATCAAAATGACCGGGAAGCAATTGGCGCCCGTATTGTGAGCCTGCGCAGAAAAGAATGGGAGCATGAGATCATCGCCGGGCGCGAAGGCTGGAGCGCTTATAACGAAAAATACGTTCGCCAGGTAAAAGGTTTACCCGGCCGCACTATGCATCCACTTGCCCTCGTCGAATGTGATGATTATAATTTCAATTACTATTTCACTGATCCCGATATGCCCGGAAGCGGCAAAGATCTTCAGCGGTATGTTGGCTATATAGTAGCCGATAGCAGCATTGGATTGGTATTGGGTGCAAGCTACCGGCATGCCAAAGCACCTGTTTTTGATATGGTACGGGTTGCCTGGCTCGATGCCATGTATTATATCCGAAGCCTCACCGGCAGCGACCAGTGGTACCTGCCGCTTGAAGTAAAGGCCGATCACTGGAATCAAAAAAATGCTTTTCCCTTTTTCAATAGTATTGCACGGTTTGTAAAACCGGCAGTAGGTAATAAACACAGGGGGTATATAGAACAACTGTTTGGAAGTGACCATGCCAAGCGGGCTGAAAAACTGGCTGCGCATAACGAGCTCAACTATAATGGTAACAACATAACAGCCCGGCATTCAGGTGTAAACAGGGAAGTGCTTAAGGCAAATGCAAAAAGGCGGCCGCTGATTGGTGACCATGCCAGCGGGCAGATCGATAAATTCCTGTATTACATGCGCAACATGCCAGCTATAACAAAAACTGATCTGGAAGCGCCCAGCCGGGAAGTGCAATGGAAACAACGATGGAACGAATTGAGTGAAGATCAAAAACGCCCCATTACCGATCTGCAGTTCCTGCACCTGTTTGGTTTTACGCATGCACCACAAGGCAGATCGATAACTATCACCAACAGAGGCATTGAACCTGTTATCAACGGCATAAAATACAGTTACGATCTGCCCGATTACGTGAATATGCAGCACCTCATTGGCAGCAAGGTTTCTGTAATATATGACCCCTATGACATGAGCCGCGTACTGATCACTGATAATGAAAAGATCCGCTTTATAGCCAGGGAGGCCAGCCTGCAGCCAAGGGCGTTGGCATATCAATATGAGGGAAGCAGAAAAGCACTGGACCTGATCCTCAATGAAAAGAAAGCACAGGTTCAAAAAGTAGCAGCCCTTTCAGCAGCACGCACACATGAAATAGATTCAAAAGCCATTCTGTTAGCGGGGTTAGCCCCCAAAGAACTACTGGCTGAATCGGAGCAGGCGTATTATGAAGAAACGAACAGCCAGTCGATTACAACAGATGACGAAACCACCGACTTCAATATATACAAGAACATTTTTAACCGGTAAAATTAAACGATCATGACCGATACAAAGAAGAAGACTGCAATAAATACCTGGACTGTAGCGTCAACCAGCGTATTCAATAAACTAACGGCGTATTTCGGCGATGCGCAACAGCACCCGCGCGGCATTCACGCAATAATCATCAATGCCAGTATGGGAAAAAGCATTACGGTAAAAGCATTTGCCGAGCAAAAGTCTTCGGTATATTATATCTGTTGTCACCGGCATATGCCAATCCGTACGCTGTTACGCGACATGCTTACCCGTATGGGAAAAGACAGCAGCGGCACCATTGCTGAAATGCTCGACAACCTGGTTCACCATCTTGAAAAAGACAAAGAACCGTTGTTCATTATTGATGAGGTTGACAAACTCAAAGATGAAGTACTGGAAATGTTTGTTGACCTGGAAAATAAATTACATGGCAAATGCGGACTGGTATTTATTGCTACGCCCTATTTAAAAAAGCGCATTGAAACAGGCGTCAACCGTAATAAGCGCGGGTTTACAGAACTCTACAGCAGAATGAAAAAAATATTCTGGGACCTCACGCCGGCTAAACAGGAATTTAAAAAAGACGTTGCCCTCATTTGCAAAGCCAATGGGATAAGCAATGAGCAAACAATAACGGAGCTGTATAACAAATGCGAATACGACCTGCGGGTATTGACCGATCTGATCATTGCGTTCAAAGCCGCCGCCTGATCGCCAATACGCCTGTTTTCCACAACACAGTATCACTCTTTAACAACCTCCATGCAACAATTTGTTGCCTGGAGGTTTTCGTTTTGTGACAAAGATCGCTTGTATATATTCCCTTCAATTACGATTATTGTAGTGCAATACGTATGCGCGGAATCAATACACTTTATACAGACATATTCGACCAGTCAAAAGAGTCAACCCCCAAAGCCGGCAAGGGCCGCAGCTCCCATTTACATAAAGCCCGTAATGAAGCCCTGGTAAGCCGCTACTTTTATTACGGGAATTTTTTCGACCGCAAACTCAACTACGAATTCATCATCAAAAAAGTGGCTACAGAGTTTTATTTAAGCCCCGTTACCGTTCCCGAGATCATTGAAGCCAATTACAACATCCTGGTAAATCTCAAAAAGGAACAACCTACCATTAAATTCTTCAAAGACAAATGGCCGCACCTGGTGTGGTAAAGCGCCCTCGCCTATTCATAGTCAATTTCCATTCCGGGCGATTCATTGGTATAAACAGGTGAAGCGCTCGTATCTTCAATAGTGGTTATAAAATATACAGTTCTCACTCTGATGGCGTCCTTCCTGTCTTCAGTAATTACCTGTAACCGCGTCAGAGGCTGTCCAATGGCATTTGCATCCTGGTCGGTTGGTTGCCAGCCCTGCAGGGCTTTATAGAGCTTTGCTTCTATTTCATAACCAGCTATAGCGTTCCCACTTACTGTATCCGGAGCTGTAACAGGCGGAAATGCCAGGCGCAGTTGAATGGTAACATCCCCCCACTGCCCCATTTCACTTTCACCACCAAAGTAAGACGGCGTAAAATCAATTAATACACAGGGCCAGGAAATGGCTGGTGTTGGATCATTATTATCGATCTGACGCCAATCCTGCTCAACCAACAAAATTTCAGGGACTGTTTGTTGTATACGGGTTTTTAATGCCAGTAAAAGCAATGAGTAATACGATTGATACATAGTTGTGTACTTATTATACCTCAAAAATCGCCTATTCAGATGGCAGTTTAAAAGTGTAAAAAGTATGATACCGCAGTTACCCAGGTATATAACCGAACTGAATGCAGTGTTGTAATTCCGTCATTTTGAAAGCCTTGTTATTCGTTGCAGTTTTGTGTTGTCAACGGCACGGAACCACTTCTACAAGTACCAGCAACAACAGTGAAAACACAAGTAACCGGCCGGCCCCGTAAGGCTGCACCCGGTTATTTTGAAAACAGATTATGCAGATAAATGAAATGATGGTCAGTGCGCTTACCGGTGTAACAACAGCAACAATTACCTGGTATGCCGCCCGCAACAAAAACAAAGCTGAAACTTATGTAAGCGAATTGGACGCGGTTGAAAGAGCCGTAAAGGTATGGCGCGAGCTGGGCGAGGAAATGCAGCTGAAATATGAATCATTACATGATGAAATAGAATTGTTGCGGGTAGAAGTAAAAGTACTGCGTGAAGATAACAGGCAGTTAAAACAGGAGAACCAGCGGCTATTACAACAAATAAATACATTGACCGGTGAAAAAGGCTAATACAATATTCATAACCATTTTAGTGGTGTATGTTATCATCATGATGGCATTATTGTTTGGCTGCAGAACCAGCAAGCCGGTTGCAGACCAGGTAAAAGACAGTACGATCGTCAAGTATTATTACAGGGATTCCATAATTACCCTGCCTGGCGACACCGTACAAATTATAGCCAGTGTGCCCTGCCCCGAAGCGAAATGGCAGGCGCAGGCCAAAAGCGGAAGATCGGTGCTGGTAGCCAGTTTGAAGAACGGGGAACTAAGCATCGACTGCAAGCAGGACAGTTTATTATTACGCATATCCTTATTGGAAAAAGAACTCGAACGAAAAACCAACACCATTGTGCATGTTCCGGTACCGCAGGAAGTGATCCAGTACCGGACGCCCTGGTGGGCTAAGATAGCGCTGGTAGTAAGTCTCTTATTTATAACCGCCTTTTGCATTAAGAACTGGCGATTAGTGATCGCAGGTGCAAAAGCAATTATACAATTCTTTATATGATACTCTCAGCAAGGGCACTTGATATTGCCACCACTCAGATAGGAGTACGCGAAAAAGGTTCCAGCAACTCCGGTCCCGAGGTTGATAAATACCTGAAAAGCGTAGGACTAACTCCCGGCTTTCCCTGGTGCATGGCATTTGTGTACTGGTGTTATAACCAGGCGGCACTGGAATCAGGAGTCACTAATTTTCTGATCAGGACCGCTGGTGTTTTACATCAATGGAACGAACAGCAGCCAATAAGAAAGATAGTACTCGATAAAGTGCTTAAAGACCCGGCCATCATTCAACCCGGTGCTGTATTCATTATGGATCACGGTAAAGGCACTGGCCATACCGGTTTGGTAGAAAAGATCCATGACTCCTATGTAGATACCATTGAAGGCAATACCAATGATGAAGGAAGCCGCGAAGGCTATGAGGTTTGCCGTAGGACCAGGAGGCTGACATCTATAAAAGGGTTCATTCAATAAAACAGATCATGGAACGATCATGATACTTCAAAAATTTAAAATTTTCAAATTCTCATTATGTCATTACCCAAAGTAAGTATTCTCTACAGCAATGGCAACCTGTTACAGGACGTAGATGCTGTAGATGGGATTGCAGCACTCTGCGGAACCGGCTCTACGGCCGGTTTGCTGGGAGTGCCCACAACGGTGTACAGCCTTGAAGATGCCGAAGGCAAAGGTTTTACCGAAGCTGCTGAACCGGATCTATACCGTCACCTGCAGGAGTTTTACGGCGAGCTGTCTGGCAACCAGGAACTGCACATCATGCTGGTGCCAAACACCATGACCATGGACCAGATGCTCGATAATACCAATGAAGCCGGCGCAAAAAAACTGATCGCCGATGCTCAGGGTAAAGTAAGATTGCTGGGCGTATTTCATAAACCCGCAGCTGGCTACAATGGCGGTACCGATTTTATCGATACACAGGTTGGCGCAGCTATCACCAAGGCAAAGACTTTTGCTGAAGCCCGTTTGGCTGAGCTGGTCCCTCTTCGCATTTTGATCGAAGGCCGGGTTGTAAATGCGAGTGCTGCCAACACCCTGCAACCAAAGACCAGCAGCAATGGCTATGCTGGTGTAGTATTAGGCGGCAGCCTTGCCGATGGATCTGCGTCAGTAGGTTTGGCATTAGGCCGGGCTGTAAAATACGGCGCTCACATTAAGTTGGGCAAAGTAGCCAACGGCCCCCTTTCTATCACCACCGCCTATATTGGCGACAAGCTCATCAAAGACGTTACTGGTTTGGCCGAACTGCACGATGCTGGTTTTATCAGCTTTATGCAACACCCACAAAAGGCAGGTTTCTATTTTGGTATCGACCGCATGAGCAGCTCGGATGATTATCGTTTGCTGGCGTATGGCCGCGTGATCGATAAAGCTGCTGTAATAGCTGCTGCCGTTTATGTAGAGGACCTTGAAGGTGAAGTAGCAGTTGATGCAGCGGGTAAGATCGCGATCGGTGTACTGTCGCATCTGAAGGCAAAGATCACTCAACAGATCAATGTAAGCATGGCCGAGCAGATCAGTGGAGTTGAAGTATATATCAATCCTTCACAGAATGTGATCAGCACCGGTAAATTAAGCGTTCAACTTCGTATTCGTCCGTTCGGATATACTTCATTCATCGATGTTGACCTGGGTCTTGTTGCCCCGGCCATCTAAAAAATAATTTATGCCAACATTTAGCACAAAAGAATGCGCCTGGGCGCATGTATCAGTAACCCTGTTAGGCCGTACAATCGTAGGTCTGCGTGGTTTTGAATTCAAGAAAACGGTAGAAAAAGAACACCTCTATGGCGCCGGCGATATGCCGATCGATATTCAAAGCGGCAATCAAAAATTTGAAGGCAACCTGAAGCTGTTGAAGTTTGAGGTAGATATGTTGAACGACGCGGCAGCCAATGCCAAATTTGCCGACATCCTGGATGTACCGCACGACCAGATCGTAATTACCTGCGACTACAAAAAGAAGGATTCCGACGCCACCCGTACCATTACCGTTTCGGGTGTTGCTTTCAACGAATTGACCACGACCATGGAGCAAAATGCAAAAATGACCGAAGTGACGCTCCCCTTCCTGGCCATGAACATTGAATACAGTAACTAAAAAATGCTTAATCCCATCTCATGATACAAACAGACAATAACAAAGGATCCATTAAGGAAATAAGAGAGCGCGAACGAAAGGAACAGGAAACCAAATTGCGCGAACAATGCCAGCAACTCGCCTATGACCGCTACGGCGAAGAACAGGTGATAAAATGGAGCAATCAAAATAAAGGATTGTGGTATTTACCGGTGATGGATGAAAGCGGTGACAGCATCGAAGCAATCGCCCTGATGAAACCGATCACCCGGCACATCCTTTCTTACGCATCTACCAAAATTTCAGATGAAGGTTTATATGCTTTCCTGGAACAATGCATGCGCGAATGTTTTATCAGCGGCGACCAGTCCATTTTGGATGACGACGACTATTTCATTCCTGCGGCGATGAAGTTCAATGCAATTCTGGAAGGTAAAAAGGCGGCTCTTTTAAAAAGGTAAGCGATGCATCGGAGAAAGCCGAATACGATGTATTTGGCTTTCTTGAAACAATAGTGGAATACTATACAGGGCGGGATGCATCGCAGTTGTCCGACGAAGCCCTGGCAATGAAGCTGGCACATATCAACCGCATTCGTAAAATGGAAGCGGAAAGCGGACATGGTAAAATTTTAAACTCATTATAGCGTGGCGAATAATATAGCAGAACTTTTAGTGCACTGGAAACATTTCAAGGAAAATGTGGCGGATGGAACCAAAGAAATGGTTCAGCTGGCCAAAGCCGTTAAAGCTGACGTATCGTTTGCCCCTATAAAGCAGTATATAAAAGATGTACGCGACCAGAACGCTATTTTAAAAGGCAGCTTCGCAGATGTCGGTCGGGGAATTGCGTCATATCGAAAAATGATCAATGAAAGTACCGACTCGAAGAAAATAGAGGTTTACGCAAAGAACCTGGAGCTCCTGAATAAAATGGCCGCCAGGCATCCGGGCAATCCAAACAATTATGCAAAAGGTAAAGGCGGTGATGGTGGTGGTGGCACAGGCGGTGGCGGTAAAGGCGAAAAGGGCGGCGGTGGTATAATGGGCGCCGTAACTGGTTTGCTCGGTAAAATGAACCCGATGGGCCTGATCAAAACAGGTATCGAAAGCGCTATTAAATCCGAAAAGCCTCACCTGCCCACAGCTCCGCCTGACCCCGGAAAGTTCGTAAAGAACCCAATGAAAATGTCAATGGACGGGGCAGGTTTGGGAAAGATGGGGCTTGAAACAAAAAAGCAGGACTCTGGAACGGTAGCTGAAAAACTGGATAAATTCAATGGCCAGATAAACGACGCAATAGGTCAGGTGGGACTGGCCTTTATGCCAATGATGAACCAGTTAATGGAATTTGCATTGCAACTTTCAGATACACTACTTCCGATGATCATGCAGGCGATACAGCCGCTTTTAGATATGATCAATCAGATACCCATAGCCGACATTTTTAACCAGGTATTGAATGTTGCTGTCGCCATCATTGCAGCCATAGGCCCGATACTGGAACAGTTAACACCCTTGTTCGGCAGCATCTTCGAGATGCTTGGCCCGCTCATACAGGACGTAGGCAATTTTGTAGTTGTGCTGGTTGAAGGGCTTGCGCCCATCCTGGCGCTCGTGGCGCATATTATCTCGGCAGTACTCGGGCCTGCCCTGGTATTGGTTGGAAAGATCCTGGGTGTAGTCATTGACATTATAAAATGGGTGGCGAAGATCGCCCTGGCAATACTTAAACCGATCATTGAATTTATTGCCCTGTTGATAGATGGGATCATGTGGTTGTTCGGACAAAGCAATGAATTCAGTGGAAAAGGCGCAGATGGCAAACCGAAAACGCTGACTCCGCCAGATCCGGAAAAAGACAGTAAGGTTACAGCAATCGATGCGGGCGCTCAGCTCGAAAAGGGACTTGCCGGAACAACCACCTCAGCCATGCCTGTTATGGCTGCTACCGGCGCCAAACCTGAAAAGGCAGCCAATAAAACAGCCGGTGAAATTACGAGTGGCGGCCCACGGGTGATCAATATCAATGGGGTGAAGTTTGCTGAAAAAATAGAGTTATCGGTAATAAGCGCTAAAGAAGGCATTAACCATCTTGAGAAACAGCTACAGGAAATGTTTTTACGAATTCTAAACAGTGGGGCAGTTGTACAATGAGTGCATTAACATTCGATATCGACGAGTTATACCAGAGCGTATTTGGCACAAAGCCATACCGCATCAATGGATCGAACAATGGCAATAAGTTCACCAGGGGTTCGGGTTCGGCGCTAACGGAAACCTATCTGAATAAAGAAATATGGCTTCCAACCCGCTTTGCGGAAATTAATGTTGATGATCCCAAAGCCAGCGAATTCTTTCTTCCTTATTCGGTTATAAAAATTTCCGGTAAAAAGACCATCGTAAAAACAGCCATGGCTGAACGGCAGGGGACGGTAAAAGAGTTGTACAGCTCCGATGACTATTCAATAAGCCTGAAAGGTTTTTTCATCGATGACGCAAACCGGATCTGGCCCGAGGAAGACCTGAAAGCATTCAAACGGTTATTTGAAATTCAGACAGCCGTTGTGCTCGAAAATGCGCTGGCCAACGTGTTCCTGGAGAAGGATCAAAAGGTAGTGATCGAAAGCTTCGAGCTGCCTGCAGTAGAAGGCGGCCGTAAGCATGTCCGGCCTTTTAGTATTGAACTCGAAAGTGATAGCATATTCACACTGGAGGTAGCCTAATGTTTCAAATGACATCTAAAGTAACAGTTGAGGGTATTAAAAATACCATTAAACCCAATGCAATATCATGGAAAAGAAGTGTCGCCGATTACAGCGACACCGCTACCATAAAGTTGCCGGCTGTAGCCATGCTAAAGAAAAGCGACG